AAGGAGGCAGCATTTACAGGTGCTTCTGTAAGCTGAAATCGCTTATTTACACCGTCTCCGCGGAATTCTTCCACGAAGGTTCTATTGATATCGCCTATCTCTACCCGCAGACGATCACAAAGTCCTGATAAAGTCGCCACTTATCCTCGCATCTATCCAATAAAACCGGCAACCTATAATCTCAAAGAGACCTGAAATACGCAGGGTAAATAAAGACCCACTCCGACTAGGAGGGCGTGTCGTCGTCGGAGTGGGCACTCTTATATTAGATTAGAGCCGTTCGTACAAATAACCCTTTTCTTGAAGGTGTTGTGCCACATGCTTAGGCACCTTGTACTTTTGTCCGGCTTTAAAGGAATAATGCTTTCCTACGCCGATGGTGACGTGTTCTAGATCTTCTGCTAAACGAACAATCTGAGTATCATCAGCCATGCTGACTCCCACAGATTCAATCTCGTCGATTACTGTTGGTGTATCTGGGTTCTTGCTTACATCTACGACTTCAGTCTCAAGTCGAGCTGCTGCCGCAGCAGTTGCCATAGATATTTCACCTGCACGTTGTGCAAGCTCTTCTGCGTGAGCCTTTAGTTGCTCTTCGCGTTGACGTCCTGTGACGTCAGTTACTTTTGCTTTTGCCACGATTATTATTCTCCTATAGGTTTGTTAAGTGGGCAGTTTTGAGACAGTGCCCAGGTCTATGAAGTCTTAGTTGGTTTCTGCCAAGACTACAGACTGGTCAGTAATTAGACCAAGACCATAGATAGCATACCAAGCAAGAGCATGCTCACGACCGAAGTCCAAGATACCGCCATCGCGGAGTTCGACTGGAAGTGAGATAGCGTGACCAAATGCATTGTCACCGATGAAGATAGCTGTGTAGCGATCCTTGTTACCGTTACCGGTCTTTGTTACAGGGGTTGTATAACCTCCGCCAGTTGGGTAAACAATTGAGCCTGCAGCTACTGCAGTGTCAGTGGTGTAACCAGAACCAGCACCATTTGTGACCTTCTCAATTTGAGTGGTCTCAATGAATACTGTGTCATATAGACGGCCGATTTCACCGAGCATGAAGTTACCAGGAGCAGCGTACTTAGTTACTTCAATGAACTCTGGGAGGTCACGAAGCTTACGGCTCTGGTGTGGGTGAACGAACGCAACATAGGTCTCTCCAAGCCTTGGAATGTTCTTGGTTGAGAGTGTCTCGACTGCATCCTTAACAACAGCAGTTGTAAGGTTGAAGTTACCGGTAAGAGAAGCACGTGAAGTACCTACTGTACCGTTTGTGTACCAGTCGTTAACAGCAACGTTAGCAGAGCGATCATAACCGTAAATAACGGAAGATGCTGCCATGAGTGTGTCACGAGCCTGGCCATCGAGATAAAGGGCCATGTTACGGCCAAGAAGACGTGAAGCCGAAGCCATTACGTCATCGAATGAAGCATTGAGCAAAAGTTCAGAAACAGCAATTGCATAGCCATGCTCTGCAACGGTGATTGAGAACTGTTGTGCTGTCAATGCATTGGTCTGCATACGAACACCTTCAACAAGTGCTCCTGCAAAACCAAGGTTGTTATAACGCATAAAGTTGATCTGGAGACCAGGTGCAACGCCAAGTTCTGTCTTCTTAACAGCGAACTGTTCGAAGCGAAGAATTGGCATCGACTGGAAAAGAATTTCCTTAGACCAGATCGTTTGAATCGCTTGCGTAAGCTGGCTGTTAGAACCAGAGTACGCGGTAGGTGCGGCGGCTAAATTGCCGGTACCTGTTACGGCTGATGCCATAGTCGGTTTTCTCCTTAGTTATTAAGTTGTTATTGGGGATTTACTATCCGAAGATTCCCTTATTTCGATCGTTCGCTGCTTTTCCAAGAAGCTTGGATCGGTGTTTTGCGTATTCGGTAACCGACATGGCAGAGATTTGTTCTGCCGTTAACTGATTTTGCTCCAAATTAGTGTCCATCGGTCCGGTAGGCGGCGCGGTTACCCGGCTGCCAGTCATTTCTTTACGTGCAGTCTGCATAGCAGATTGCGCCGATTCCAGAATCCGTGAAGATC